AAAACCCATACAAGTTACCAGAATCGGAAGAAACAAAATATGAGCCGTATTATATCAAAGAAAAGAAAATTGCCGTACTTTCCGATGTACATATACCTTATCATTCTATTCAAGCTTTGACGGCTTGTTTTGATTATTTACAAGCTGAAAAGCCGGATGCAATATTATTAAATGGTGACATACTGGACTTTTATCAGTTAAGCAGGTTTGGCAAAGATCCGCGTAAAAGATCGGTTGCGCATGAGTTACAATCGGCACGTGAGTTTTTGGATATATTAAGTCAGTTTAATGCAAAGATTTATTATAAGATCGGAAACCATGAAGAAAGGTACGAACATTATTTGATGCAAAAGGCGCCTGAGCTTTTAGGGGTGCAACAATTTGAGTTAAAGCATCTTTTGGGATTAAATGAGCGGGGTATTGATCTGATCGGGGATAAGCGTATTATAAAGGCAAATGATTTAAATATTGTGCATGGTCATGAATTTGGGCAGTCGATATTCAGTCCAGTGAATGTGGCAAGGGGTTTGTTTTTAAGGGGTAAAGTTTCTGCTATGCAAGGCCATAATCATTCAGTAAGCGAACATACTGAAAGCAATATGAATGGGGATATTGTGACAACGTGGAGTTTAGGGTGTTTGTGCGAATTAAATCCGGCCTATCTTCCCATCAACAAATGGTCACATGGATTTGCAATGGTTGACTTATCGGACAACGGTAAAGATTTCCATGTACGTAATTATCGCATCCATAAAGGTAAAATCTTATGACAGACGAAGCTAACATACATACGGACTTCATGCCGGTCGATAATGAGCTGTTGCAGATTATTGAGGTGGAATGTATGTTGCTGGCTACCATTGCGGATATATCTGATGCTGAATTTAGGACATACGAGGAAGAGATTGAGGATATGAATGTAATAAAGCGTAATGCCTACAAGGTAATATTTGCGGCTCAAAAGAAACTATTAAAATTTATCAAAGACTATGAACAAGGGAATTCCGATAATCAGAAAGTTTGAAGGTTTAAAGCTCAAAGCATATCTATGTCCGGCCGGCATTCCAACTATAGCGTGGGGCAATACGTTTTATGAGAACGGTAGCAAAGTACAAATGGGTGATAAGATAACGCTCGATCGTGCTGATAAACTTTTATTCTTTATGGTAGGTAAGTTTGAAGCAGAGGTGTCAAAACTTGTTAAGACTGCAATAAATGATAATCAGCTGGGTGCCTTAACATCCTTTGCCTTTAATGTTGGCGCCGGCAATCTTGCCAAAAGTACACTACTTAAAAAGGTCAATGCAAATCCAAATGATGCGACTATCCGTGATGAATTTAACAGATGGACGAAGGCCGGGGGCAAAGTTTTAAATGGTTTGGTTACAAGACGGAAAGCGGAAGCTGACCTTTACTTTTCATAAAGTTTACTTTTTGACTTATATCGGTACTATATGTACCAAAATAATACCTAATCGGGTACGCTATAGCTTATTTAATGTTACATCGTACCATATCGGGTATAGATTTAAAATGCCATATAAGTTATTGCTATGCATTGCTTTTAGTCATTAGTTATGTTTCATCAATTCTTTTAATAATATTAGCTAATCTTGAATACATTTCAAAAGCAATTGGAATTGACATTAATGATAATAAAAAGTTATTAACATAAGAATATATTGTAATTACACTACCAGCGGTAATATTATCAGAAGTTTTTATAAGAAATATTATAGCTGCAATCAAAAAAAATAATTTTATAATACCAATGAAAAACCAATTTTTACCTTGTAATGTTGATTCTAAGATATCCAATTTTCTTTTTCTATTAAAAAAGGAAACAGAACTATTATAGCCATTTTGTATTGAGATTACTTTATTTTCATAGTGATTGTTCCTAATATTAATACTTTGTCTTATCTTTTTATAAAATACCAGAACTGCTATTATTATCACAATTAACGCTAATGTAACTAATAAACCTACTTTCCAATTTGATAGATATATAAATCCTATTGATCCAAAAATTGTAATTATTGTCGCAATATAATAATGAACATATCCCTCTAATACTCCAACAATATCACGTGCCATATCAGTTCTTGCAATTTTAACTGAAGCAGCATTATTATTAGTTTTTAAAAAATTTAAAACAATATCATTATAAATCTTTGTGTAAATTTTGGTATCATAAACCATTCTTTTATAATTAAAAATATTAGAAATTAGATAAGATAAAAATAATAAAATAATCCAAGACCAATTATGATTAATTAAATCATCAATACTTTTGCCGAGTAGAAATGGTTGTGATATAATTGATAATTCTGTTATTAGCATAAATAAATAAATTAATAACAATTTATATTTATGTTCTTTAAATATTGTGTAGATTTTATTCAATTATCTATAAACTTTATATGTAATAAAAATGAGCCGGGATATTTCACCCGGCTATTTTATTGCCGCCTCCCTTTAAATCATAATGACCTACTAACCGTTAAAATGATTAAGACGGCAATGACATTAAACCAAATCGAATAAAGTAGGTACTGATAATTTGTGCATCATTGCTTTTACATAATATATTCCATCATTGAAATATTCACTATTTAATTCAACGCTAACAGCTTTCCTTTGCATCTCAATAGCTTTGTAAGCTGTCGAAAATAGACCTCCAAAAGGATCATCTACAATCTCGCCTTTCATGGTATATCTATTTATAAGCCTTTCAATAATGTCAAACTGCAAAGGGCAAATGTGTTTTTCTTTTTTAGAATGTACTTGATGTGCATTTAAAGTGTTCATTCTATTTACATCAGTCCATACTAAATCATTATTTGAGTGAACAGGCAAAGTCATAAAAGTAGAAGATAATTTTTCAAGTTCATCCAGATCTTCGCAAATTCTTAAATGTTCTTTAAAATCATAAATTTCAGATTGGTTTAATTTTTTCCATGCAGATACAATCTTTTTAACTTCCATTTTTTCAAGTTCATCTTTTGTCATAAACCTGTCGCCGCTGGATCTTTGGTAAGCGTGCGCATCTAATTGCCATAATGCTTTTTTATATTCTGATTTATCTTTTTGAACCGGGAAATCTCCATAAGCGTTATTCATTTCAGATGGAGCTTTTCTAAATAGCAAAACATATTCAGGTAACCCCACTCCCATCTTTGTAGCATCTTTACATTGTTCACTCCATCCTAACCTATATGTTTGATTATTTTCAGCTACTACATCTGTAGTGACCGTTATTTTACCCATAAGATAAAATCCATGCTTTAAAAAGTGTTGAACGGTTTGACCGCTGAAATCTGAGATAGTGGTAAATGATGTTCCGTTTTGGTAACTATAACGGATGCGATCTTTAACGTGAATAGCTGCAATACGGCCAGGCTTTAGTACTCTAAGTAGATTAGGTGTTAAATAATCCATTTGTTTAAAGAAATTATCATTACCATGATTATGCCCGAAATCATTATAATTATCTGAGTATTCATAATGATCTCCGAAAGGTATTGAAGTTAAGATCATATCGACTGAATTATCAGGCATCTCTTTTTTGTCAGCATGAACAATTACAGTATCATTATTGTAAAGTGTTACATTGTCGTAAACTAATTTGCGACCATTAGCGAAGATTTGACGTTCCATTTGTGATTTGATTATATTGTTATTTAATCCGTTTTCTTTTACTAATTCTATCATTTGATTATTTAATTCAATATGTTTTGCCCATTTTTCTTTTAATGTTTTTAATACTTCATATTCATTCTCAGTATAAATAATATGTACATTTACGGTCTTAGTTTGACCGAATCTATAACATCTATGTATAGCTTGTATAAAATCATTGAACTTGTAATCTATTCCTGCGAAAATCATATTATTACAATGATCTTGAAAGTTACATCCTGATCCTGCAATTTTAGGTTTAGTTAATAGGTATTGATATTTACCTTCACTAAATCCTATTAATAGATCTTCTTTTTTCTCATTTGGTAAACCTCCGTAAACAGATGCGTAATTATCTTTTTTAAAATTACTTTCTAATGTTTGACGTTCACTTTCTAAATGATGCCAAATAATAACATTATCATTTATTGATTCAGCTATATCACAAGCTTTATTAATACGTGCAGGTAAACTATCTCTTTTTTCTTTACTAACCTCTAAAAGTGATTTGCTAAGATCTTTAAATAAAATAGGTTCTCCCCACTTATTTAATGGCTGATCTTTTAAATCATATCTTATACAATGTTCAATTATGTTTAATTCAGGTAGGTCGTATCCAGTTGAATCATAACCTAAATCTGCAGGTGTATTTATAAAAGCGGCCCATGTACTAACCCATTGCCAGAATTCTTTTTTCTTATTTTCGTAAAGTTTTAATTGACCGGCCTTTGTTGAATCTCTTTGAAAGAATCTTGTAAGTGCGTGACCTCTTGATATTACACCTAAATAATCAGCATAATTAAGAATCTCTATGAAATCATTTGGAGTAGGTGTTGCAGTAGCTACAAACCTAAATGGTACCTTTTTAAAATATGATAATACGAATTGCGTGGTTTCAGTTTGCAGGTTTCTTAAAATAGAAGCTTCATCAAAAGATACACCACAAAATAATTCAGGATTTATATCCCCTTTCCTTACACGTTCGTAATTTGTTAAATATATCTGAATATTTGCATTTTCAAAATTATCGGTATCGGTTATGTATGTAACATCATATCCGGTTCCTAACTTACGATTGTCACGTTTAAATTCTCCACTTACACCTAACGGGCAAACAATAAGAAAAGGTTTACCAGTGTGATTAATAAGCTGCTTAGCGATCTCAAGCTGCATAAAAGTTTTACCTAATCCGAAACTTGCAAATATTGCACGTCTGCCACCTTTAAGGCAAAAGTCTACAATATCTTTTTGATGTGGAAAAAGCTTTTCAGTAAATTTTAGATTTTCGGTTTCAATGCCAAAATTTTCGGCAATGATTACCTTCCCTTTTAGGAATGATTGATAATCTTTGTTCATGGTTTTAGGTTTTTTGGTTTACAAATATATGGTTAAAAAGTTATTTCATCTCTTTGAATATCCGCAATGCTTTTAAATAGCTGAATCTCATTCCTGAAATCCATCTCACAGGTCATTAGCGTGCCGTTCCTTTGCTTCATAATCCTTATCCGTCTCTTCCCCTCAAAGCTTTTATCATTTGATAATTCAGCGTCATTTGCTCCCCACAGCATAAGTATCAAATCAGCATCCTGCTCAATAGCTCCCGATTCTCTTAGTGATGAAATCGGTGGAGGGACATCCCAGCTACTATTCTTTACACCTTCCCGGCTTAACTGAGACAGGGCAACGATAGGGATTTCAAGTTCTTGAGCAAGGTTTTTAAGCTCCCGGCTAATGGTCGCAATCTCTTGCTCCCGGTTGTTTTTGCTTTCACCATGCATGAGCTGAAGGTAGTCGATAACTATCAGTCCAATGTCATGTTTCTTTTTTAGCCGGCGTGCCTTTGCTTTTAAGGAGCGTAAATTTACGGCATTCGCATCGTCAAAGAATATATTGTACCGGCTCAGACTGTTGGCTGATTCAGCTAACTTTTTGTATTCGGCTTCCGTCAGGCTGCCGGTCTGGAGTTTGTTCAAAATTATGTCCGATTGCGCTGCAAGCATTCTAAGGGCTAAATAAGGCGCTTTCATTTCAAGTGACCATACACCTACCCCGGCACCAGATAAGGCCGCATTTCGCACCAAATTAAGCGCAAACGCGGTTTTGCCTACCGATGGGCGCGCTGCCACGATAATCAGGTCACCGGGTTGCCATCCGCGTGTAGCATTGTCGAGGTCTGAGAATCCTGATTTTATGCCGGTAATGGATGTACCGACGGCTTTCCATTTGTCAATTTTATTTAAAGTGTTAATCAAAACGCTCGAAATGTGTAAGGTGTCGGCCGTGTTGTTATTGGATAGCGTCATTATCTGCTTTTCGGCAAGGTCAATCAGTTCAAAGCAGTCTGATTCAGGATCAAGAGCTTTGGCGGTTATTTCGGAGGATATGGATATTAGCTTACGGAGGGTGTATTTTTCATGAACGAGGC